CATTTACCTACACTACGAAACATGATTAACAATGCAATTTCAAATATAATGGAGTAAGAATGTATCATGGTAGGATAGTACATTTCTTTGGATTTAGGGGTAGCGAATACATTAGTGCTGTTCGTGTTTGGGGTCAACCAGACTTCATACACCCTATCCATGATAGACGTTCCTACGTTGATTATGACCCTATCCATGATATAGGGGTATTCGCTGGTAAAGAGAGTGAAGATAAGATTGGTTCTTATCGTAGAGAATATACTGATATGAAGAGAGGTAGATAATGTTTAACAGTTCGACAGATGCATATCAAGCTGCATCAAAAATTATGAGTCATGAATATGCAAACAAGTATGCAAACTATTGGTCTAAGAAAAACAAGACTATCAAATCTGGTAAGGCAAACTTCAAAGATAGTGGTAGACAAAAGACCTACAATGCAGAGTTTGAAGCACTTGCAGAATATAAAAAGTTGTATCCTAATGATGCACGATTCAAGTTTCTAGATTGGAAAGGTTCACAAAAACTTTTCAAGAAGATTGCAAAGTCTGCTACTTACAAAAAGTTGTGTGCAAATGATATTGGTTCTACTGTAAAGAACTATATGCCTACTCTTGAGAAGGCAAACTTTCGTAATGCAACTGCTGGTCAAGCAACTTGGTATGGTGCAATGCGATTGAAAGAGAACAACTGTCCTTATACAATCGTTCATGAGTTCGCACACTTGTGTGGTAATATGCATCATGATATTGGATTTAGGAGAGATGTAATCAAACTGTCATCTATGTTCTTAGGTAAAGAGTTTGGTAACATACTCAAGAAGAGTTTTAAAGATGCAAAACTCAAGATTACTACTGGCTCACATATCATGTCGCCAGAACAATGGATTGCATCTGTAGTGAGAATGGAAAAAATAAGGGAGAGTAAAATATGAGAGGAACTAGTTTAAATGTGGGTCATAGGATTTGGGATAAGAATCCTAATATGTTGATACCATATTATTTGATGTTTTCTTACTTATATTATGAGAAGAATATTTCTTTGATTGATGATGGTGAGTTTGACAAAATGTGTAAGACACTATTAGAGAAGTATGATGATTTAGAACATATGCATAAACACTTGGTGACCAAGGGAGACTTGACAGCAGGGACAGGATATGGTATAAAGTATACAGAGATAATAAAGAATAGTGCTATGACACTAGAAAGAGTTTGGAGTTAATTATGGGTAAATTGTTAGACAGTCGTATCGACAATGCAATGAACGCTTTGGAGTGGTGTCACTATTCCAAGAGTGAGTGGGGTATCAACTATTGGACTACAGTAGTTAATGCTCTTGTTAGAAAACTAAATAGAAATGAGGTAAATTAATGAGTAATCAACGTAGCGGTAAATGGAAATCTGCAACACTAAGAGATGGTTCTGGTATGCAGACAGTTACTTTTTTTAAGAACGCTAAGAAAGTTCTTGAAGAGTATGGACATGAAGATGCAGCCTTTTATTTTGAACAAGTAGAAGACCATCTACGTTCTGGTAAATCATTACCAATTGATGAGAAATCAGTTGGTTCAGTATTAGGAGTTTAATATGAGTTTTAGTCCCAACCCACAAAGAGCATATCTTGCAGTATCATTGATTGCAATATTTTTTGTATGTCTGGTTGCATCATGTACACCAGCAACTGCTGCAGATGTTCAAGATGTTTTCAAAACAGAAACAGTTCAAATCCCACATAACCAAAGAGTATGTGAAGATGTATATCACGGTGGAGATAAGACCGCTGATACACTCAAGGGTGCAATCATTGGTGGTATCATTGGTAACAATGTCGGAGATATCAAAAATGGTGGTGGTATAGGTGCTGTCATTGGTGGTATGTTAGGTCATTCTAATTCTGATGCATCACCAAATGTGATTACACAATGTCGTAATCATGTAAACTATACAACCGAATCACGAAGAGTATATTCTCACTCTATCATTACATTTATGCATAATGGTAGGTATTATAAATTGAGGTTTCAGAAATGAGCGACACACCATTTAAATTTCCATTAGAAGAGCAGAAAGAACTATTTTCAGACATGAGACATGACTCGACATATATGTATGGAAACTTTGAAGATACTCTTGGACATTTTACACCAACTGAACCAGACGGTTATGCGGCAGACAAATATATGAGTCAGCCTGAAGAGGGTTTAGTATCAGAGGTGCATAGTAAGATTTATAAACTAGAAGATGGTAATACAAAAATAGTCACCACAAAAAGAAAATTCTATGGTGAAGACGATTATCAAGATAGTCACTATTCTGAGATTCTATGATACTTGCATTACTGACTCTTTTTACAGCACTTGCAATTAGTGCTGTTGCTGCATACTATAGTATTATAGGACTAATCGCAATCTTTTCTGCGGCTGTAGTTCCTATCGCAGTTATGGGTGTTGTATTAGAGTTAGGTAAACTTGTTACTGCATCTTGGTTATATCACTATTGGAAAAGAGTACCTAAGTTACTCAAGGGTTATCTAATTAGTGCAGTAGTAGTATTGATGTTTATAACGTCAATGGGAATATTTGGATTTCTATCCAAAGCACATATAGAACAAACGACTATCACTTCAGATAAGTCAATAGAAATACAATCAGTAGTGTCTGCAATCGACAGACATAAAAAAGACATAAACAGAGCAGAATTTTCACTATCCTTATTAGATGATGCATTAAAGAAATACACAGAACTTGGTGCAGTTACTAAAGGACTCAATGCAAGGAAAGACCAAGAGGTAGAACGTAATGAACTCAACAAATCGATTCAAAGTAGCACAGAACAAATTGCAAAACTCACGAAGACAAAATTTGGACTACAAAAAGAACAGTTACAAATTGAATCAGAAGTTGGGCCTATTCGATATATCGCAGAACTCATATACGGTGAGTCAAGTCAAAGTGTCCTTGAAGATGCCGTCAGATGGGTCATCATCATCATAGTCTTTGTGTTTGACCCACTTGCAGTACTATTATTGATATCTGCAAACATCACACTCAAAGAGGAAAGAACAAGAAGACGTAGGAAAGTTACGAGAACAAGAAAACGTCAAGAGAAGAAAGACCAAACTGCGTGGGAACGTAAATTAAAAGAAACAAAAGAAAACAAAGGTGGACTTACAAAAGTAATCCATGAAAATAATGGAATGAAAGCAGAATATTATGAATAGAGACCATATACACCATTTCAGTAAAGACAATCGTAGAGCAGAAGTATATTTCGACAAGACTATGGAATACTTTGAAGTAGAAATGTATGAAGACGAAAAACTTGTGGATACAGTCGTTATGATGACTAACGGAGTCATTCATAGTGAGAGGTATGCAGAAGACGCTGCAGAGAATTGGGTAGAAAGTCTATACCAAAGTCAAGGAGAATATAAATGGTAAAGTTTTATATCGTTGCATTTATCTTCTATTCGTGGAGTGGAGATACACCGTCTGTAAAGATAAGAGAAGATTTTAAGTTTGACACTTATCCGAAGTGCCAAAGTTTTCTAGAAAATTACAGGCCACAATTACAAGATTCATTACAGAGAAAATTTACTGGTGGTGATAAGTATTCTATACGTTGTGTAGATAGTAAGACACTTAATATGATGCAAGAAGAGTTTGGATATGAACCAGAAAAAAGTACCTAGTCCATTTAACAACTATGATGTATTTACTTGTAGTTGTTTTGCATATAGTTATTACATATGCATAATGTCATTTAACGTAGTATTATTAATTATCACAGAAATGTTATGGATATGGTATTGCTCTGAAAGAGTAAAGAAGTGAAAATCCTATTGGTCATTGCAATCGTTTGTTCTACTGTCATAGTATTTGATGAAGAACTAATACGACCAAGACCAAGAGGAGGCCCTACTAAGGGTACTATAGTAAGGAGAAAATGATGAAGTGTTGGTTATGTAATACAGAACTTGTATGGGGTGGCGACCAAGATATAGAAATAGACGAGCATGACTTAGCATGGAATGAAGGTGGACATACAATTCTAACGAATCTATCATGCCCACAATGTAATGCATTTGTAGAAGTGTATCATGGAAAAGAAAAAAGTGACTGACACAGAGATAATATTGTATACGATAGTCTTTAGTGTATTACTAATAGGTTATCTAAAATGGAAAGGTTACTAATGTATAAGATATATACAAAAGACTTGTGTGGGTATTGCACTATGGCTAAACAAATCTTTCAGAATAACGAACTTGAGTATGAAGAGATTCATGTAGACGGAAACGCACAAGCACTCGCACACTTACGCCTAAACAACCTTAGAACAGTACCACAGATATATGACCCTAATGGTAATCACATAGGGGGTTATATGGAACTAAGAGAACACCTAAAATAAAACTATTCATTCAGAGAAGTTATCGTGCAAAAATATAAATCAATATTCATATCAGACTTACATTTAGGTACACCAGGCTGTTCTGCTGCCGAACTTTGCAACTTTCTTAAAAATAACGATTCTGATAGATTATATCTTGTAGGTGATATTATTGATTGCTGGCAGTTGTCTAAAAAAATGTATTGGCCCCAAGAACACTCAGATGTAATAAGAAGAATTTTAACAAAGGCTAAAAGAGGCACAAAGGTTTATTGGATTGTTGGCAACCATGATGAAATGTTAAGAAACTGGTTTGACTTTAGATTACAATTTGGACGTATAAGAGTATTAAATGAATATGTGCATCTTGCTATTAACGGCAAAAAATATTATGTAACTCATGGTGATGTATTTGACCCTTTAATGCATAGTGGTAAATTTTTAATGTATTTTGGCGATTTCCTTTACAATTGGTTAATGAGATTAAATCGTTGGGTAGCATTTATAAGAAGAAAATTAAGATTACCTTATTGGTCATTATCTGCTTATTTAAAAGCAAAAACAAAAGAAACAATCAATATGTTATACAAGTATAAAGAAACTATGGTGTCGCATTGTAAAAAGAAAGGCTATGACGGTATTATTTGTGGTCATATTCATACACCTGCTATTGAAAATATTGATGGTATAGAATATATGAATGATGGTGATTGGGTAGAGAGTAGAACAGCACTTGTTGAACATTATGACGGAAAATGGGAGTTAATTTATTATGATGAATGATGGATTGAACTATTGTAAAGAAAACTGGCATAAACTAATATTTCCTATTTTATCTCTACTGTTTGTATTCTTTATGATACTTGAATACTATAAGGGAAACTGCCGTATAGGTAAAGACATATGGGTATGCAGTTACATAGAACACGACTATCGGAAAGATATCCCATGATTTCCCATGAAAACCCATATTCGGAAGAATAATTAAAACATACAAATAAAGCGTATGTTGTAGTGATTAAATTCTGTTGTCTATCAGTATTTCAGAGCGAATCACCCACGAATCAGCACGAAATCGCAGAGAAACACCCACTCAGCGCCCCCTCTAAGTCCTTGATATCATTACATTTTTAGAAAACACTTGACTTTGTTCTCAATACATGGTACTGTAAGGTATGTTTAATGAGAGATTAATTTGTGTATGGGACTTGACAATGGTGTTGAGTTTTGGTATACTGATTCTGTTAGAGAGAAAGGAATCTAATATATGATTAGAAACTCTATTATAGATAATCCTGCTGAGATATATGCAGAGGCACATTCTGCTGGTATGAGTGCTGGTAATAAATGTAAACCGACTCCAATGATTGTTGGAACTCCTACGACTCCTCTGGGAGATGATATTGACTATGAGAAAGAAACATGGTATGTCGGAGATGGTGTCTGTGGATTCGCATGGGTAAATATCAAACCAGCCAGAGGTAAGTTCGTTACATGGATGAAAAAGAATAACGTAGGTAGGAAAGACAACTACTATGGTGGTTGGACTGTCTGGGTTTCTGGGTTTGGTCAGAGTATGGCTAGGAAAGAGGATTACGCTAGAGCGTTCTCTAAGGTACTTAACGATTACGGTATTACTGCTTATTCAATGAGTAGAATGGACTAAGAGAGGATTTGTTATGAAAACAGAATATGGTTGACGATAGTTCGGAGATGAGTTCGCACCCTTGACCTATGGGAAGCGAATCAATCATCTTAGTGTAATAGGTTGCGCTAGGGAAGTTTCTTATTTACATTTTCTTCTTCCTTTTCTTCCCTAGTGACTTGACTTTTAGGGGTGGGGGTGTTAAACTGAGAACAGTTTGATAATCTATAAATGCAATAAAGATACGGAGATATATTTTATGATTGAATTAGTGATAGTAGGTATGTTCATAATTACCTACAATGTTTTCGAAACAATAGTGGGAATTATTATATGAAGTTATTTGGAAATAAAAAGAATGTAGAAGAGGGTACTCCCCAAGAATCTACACAGATTGATTATAAGTATTCAGAGGATAGAATTCTGAGAGAACTGACTGAGTATATCAACAAGACTTACTCACAACATTATTCGCAAAACAAATACCAAGCTACAGAGTTTATTCTTGACTCTGGACACGGTGAGGGTTTCTGTATAGGGAATATACTCAAGTATGCTCAGAGGTATGGTAAAAAAGGTTCTAAAGAAGATGCAAGAAAAGACTTAATGAAAGTATTGCACTATGGAATTATTGCATTACATAACCACGACAAAAGTTGATGACCCCCATGACGATTGTACTCATTGGGTAGGAAAGATGATGAAAGAAGATTATAAAGTAGACCCTCTATCTATTAAGGTAGACCAAACTAAAAAAGATACAAGAAGAGATGCTTGGGATAGGGATTATATGGGTTCTCATTATAGGAAACAAGAACCTAAAAGTAACAAAGCATTAAGTAATGCAACACCAGTTTATATCTTTGGATTGTTTTATATTGCAATACTGGTGATGATTGGAAACATAAAATAAGGAGAAAATATATGTGGCATAGAATTATTGATTTCGCAAATATCGGAAAGAATAAATGGAAAGATAATTACGGAGAGGGTACACAGTTTGATTTGGACTACGGTAAACTTTTGATTATCTTCTTATGTGTTTATATCGCAATTAAGGTATCTTAGTATGTGGTTTATTTTAGTGATATTTGTTCTTACAACATCAATGAGTGTGTATTGGATTACGCAGATATGAGTCAGATGAAAAAATTAGATGGTAGGCAACAACTACTAGTTGTAACTATGGAAGAGTGTGGAGAACTTGTGCAAAGTTGTTCTAAGTTATTGCGTAGGCAAGAATTATATTCTGACAGTAGTTATGTACAAAATCTCAAAGAAGAAATTGGTGATGTTTACACCATGATTGATTTGATGGTAGAGTGGGATGTTCTGTCGTGGGAAGAAATCGAACAGCGCAGAAATCTTAAAAGAAAGAAACTGAGTAAATGGAGTGAGTTATGCCCAGACGCAAAATGACAGAAGAACAAAGACTTGCAGCCGCAGAACGGTTGAGAGTTGCAAGAGAGAAACGACTCAAAGAGAATCCACCCAAGTATGCACACATACATAAGACAGTACTTGCGAAACCAGATGAAGACGTTCTAAGTCGTAAGAATGTTGTTCAATGGATAAAAACCCAAAAATCCCTTCTAAGTGTCGAGAGGGGTAATGTGAGAAGAAAAATCAAAGGTGCTGAAAGTAAGGTTGCAGACCACTCTGCGTATATACGTCATTGTGAATGGTATCTGAAACATGGTGATTGGATTGACGATAGGTACGGAGAATATCAGCAGAATAAAATTGTCTGGAATACTGTAGTTGCAAGAGGTGAAACATGAACGAAATAATACTTGGATTTTATTTGGTGGTAGTGAGTATACTACCTAATGGTAATATTGACGGAAAGACAATAGATTATTTTACAGACCCTATGGAATGTGTCTATGAGGGGCAGTTTTATGAATCGCAATCCAAGCTTGGACTTGGGTATGTATGTATTGAGGACGTAGTTGATGGAAATTAAATCTATAACCCCAAAAGGTGATTTAACTTGGTATGTTAAATGGGTTTCATCAATTGTTATTCTTGTTGGTATGGCTCTTACTTCAATTCAGATGACCCCCATAAACCTATACTTTCATTTGGTTGGAGTCTTGGGTTGGTTTGTTGTCGGAGTTATGTGGCATGACCGTGCCTTAATGGTTGTTAATTCAGTTGCATCTATGATTTTCTTTATAGGTATTCTTAATTATTATTTTGGTGGTACATATCCATGAGTGATTTTGTAAATTTACAGTTGAGTCTGAAACGTATTGAAGAGCGTCTTGACCGTATGGACAAGAAACTAGATAAGTTGGAAGAACATATCGACTTCATTAACAAAACGTATGAGGATTTAAAGAATCCCATCACAGCAGCAAGAAAGTTCTTCGGAAGATAAAGCGTCCATGGCGGAATAGGTAGACGCAACGGACTTAAAATCCGTTTTCCTATTGGAAGTGTGGGTTCGACTCCCTCTGGACGCACCAAGTACTGCCCGTAGCTCAGCAGGACAGAGCAACGGTCTTCTAAACCGTAGGTCAGAGGTTCGAATCCTCTCGGGCAGGCCACTTGGGTGATTCGTTGATTCGCAACGATTCGCAAAATAAAGAAAAACCACCCCCCTAAAAAACGTAGTAATATCAAAGACTTAAAAAAGTACTTGACTTGTTATGAAAACAATGCTATAGTATATACATAATCAAGAGAAAGGAAATTTAGATTATGGCTTATATCACTGCTGAAGATGTCAATCACATTCGTGTCGCTCTCAAAAAAGAGTTTCCCCAATACAAGTTTTCTGTGACTCGTGACCATTGGTTAGGTGTCAACATTAACTTCATGAAAGGCCCAAGGTTCGCAGAGTTTGAATCTTTTGATAAGTACACTCACGAAACTACGATTGAGAATCTTGATGGTCATCATCAAATCAATCATTTCCATTTAGAGAATTTCTATGGAAAAGAAAATGCAAAAATCTTAGGTAAAGTTTCTGAGATTGCCCACACAGCGCCTGGTCTTGCTGGTGGTAAAGAGTATTACAATAACAATGATATTCAGAGTGACTATTTTGATGTTGCTTACTATGTATCAATTGGTGTTGGTAAGTGGAACAAGGATTACGAAATTAAGGAGGCTGCGTAATGTCGTTAACTAAATCACAAGTAACAAAATTAGTTGTTGACCTTTGTTGGGAATATGATAGAATGTCTTCAAGTGGTCAAGAAACTCTTGACAAACTTTGTAAGGTTTTAGGTATTGAAACTGAAGCAGAGATGGACGAACTTCTTGCAAGTATGTCTAAAGAAGAAATCAACAATGAAATTTTAAATAGGAGTTTGTAATGTTATTGAAAGTCGAACAAATCGTAAATCAACTATGTGACTTTATCGCATATGTTGATTCGTTCTATAACGAAAAAAATGGTGTTTATCCTATCAAGGGTATTACTAATTCTATGATTATCAAAGCTACTCAAAAGTATATGAATTCACAATCTGAAAATTATACTTGGGGTGATGGTGATTCGCTAGATAGGGAAAGAGTGAGGGATATTATCCTCGCTGACAATGGATTAACCCTTTGATTCTAAAGGGTTTTCATTTAGGGGTTGACAAGTTATAAAAAGTTTGTTATAGTATATACATAATCAAAGAGAAAGAGAAAAAAATATGTATAAAGGTTTTCAAGAAGAAATGTTTCAAAACCCTTGGGGTGTAAATGTCGGTTTCAAAGACTTGTCTGATAAGTTATGTGAGTTGTTACCTTTTGAGGGTAAATGTGAAAATCCTATGTCAAAGAATAAGAATTTAGAAAAGTTCAGAAGAGCGCAGAACGCAGCCTATGACCTTTTCAATAATGGTCTTGGTAACAAGAGAAGTCTTTTCAAAAATATCTATGGTTGGTCTGTCGGCCCAAGAGATACTTACAATGCTAGTGTGATGACTTGGACTCATTGGGAGAATATGGTTGAAGAAGTTTTGACCCCTATCATTATCGCTGCTGCTAAAGAACAAGGAATTAAATAATGGATTATAAAGACTATCTAACAAAGTTGCAAAACGATTATGTCTATTTCAAAGATATGTTGAAGTCTTTGGAAAAAGGAAAGAAAACCCCAGGCAAGGGTTTTGCAAAGATGAAGTGTAAAGAGAAGATTGCAGAGTTAGAAAAAATCTTTGATGAGATTGATTATGCTGCACAAATAACATACGACTAAGAGAGGATTATATGGAAAATATTTTAAAGATGGGTTATGCGATTGCTGTTAAGTATAAGGACGGTTCTATATATACTAAGTATTTCGGTATTCATCAGATTGCTTCTGCAACAAAGTATTTTAATAAGATGAATAATTCTATTGATAAGAATGTTCATAAGGTTACTTCAAAGATTGCTCAAGTAACATACTAGATTCCTAAACGAGTAGATTAAGTTGCGAAAACTAGGAATTAGGTAAGTCAACCCCATGTGGGCCTAGTCGCTGAATTAGATTCGGACAAAAGTTGATGTAACACAAAGGAGAAAAATTCGTTGGGAAACTTACTACGGTTTGGCTGACTTCGGATTTGGGGAAAAGGAAACTTCGGTTTCCTTTTTCTTTATATTCTGACTAAATATAGACATGAATAATTATCATATAGGACAAGATGGTTTCGTCTGGTTTACAGGCGTTGTAGAGGATAGAGATGACCCAGAAAAACTGGGTCGTGTTCGTGTTCGTGCAGTAGGATACCATACAGACAATTTAGATGAGA